TAATCATGATTTTATCATAAGAACCAGCGGCTTTATCCCCCTCAATGATATCGTCTTTGGCACCTGCGCGGTTGACCTGTGAGACGCTCCAAACTGGGATATTCAATCCGCGTGCTAATCCTTTAGTGCCAACATAAATATCATCTATTTCTTCCTTACGCTCACGATTCAGCTTCTTTGAGCGAAGCAAGTCAACGTAGTCAATAATAATCAAATCAGGTTTGAAATCTAAATCAATACATTTTTGAATATGAGATTCAAGCGTAGATATGGATGCTTTACCTGGCGTGTATTCTTTAATGATTAGTTGTCCTGGGAGCTTACCCATTACCTCTTCTACTTTAGTTTTATTGGCTGCAATTACATTTACTGGGATTTGAGTAAAGTAAGCGTCATACCGTCTACCAACATAATCTTCACCTAATTCTAGAGTGTAGTGGATTACGTTAAATCCCATTTTAACAGCATGACCACCTAAAGCAATTAATGCCCAAGATTTACCACCTCCTGGATTACCAAATATAAGACCAAAATCTCCATTTCCGAGACCCCCCTGAAGTAGGGTATTAAATTCATTCCAAGGGGTTGGAATAGCGATTCGATGTTCTTCGCGATAACGTGTTTCAATATCTTTATTGTATTCATGACCTAAGTTTTTATCTTGACCTGCTTTCATTGCTGATTCAATCATGTATTTAATTGAATCATAATCTCCAGCTTGTAGCAAATCTACTGACTGCAACAACGCTTTTTTAAGCATTTGATTTTTACAAAACGCAGAAAATTCTTCTTCAACGTAAGCCAAGTCATCTGACCCTTTATATGCTTCGCGAAGTTGCTCTTTAATGGCGATTTGTAGAACTTCATTTTGGATTTTTTTATATTCTACTTTTAGTACCTCAAGTGAAGGGGTTGTGTGATACTTATCGTAATATTTTAGGATTTCTTTAATCAACCACTTATGTGCTTGCGATTCAAAGTATTCTTCACTGATAATATCATGGATATTAATCAGGAATTCTTTGTGGCTTAAAAGCGCAGCTAATACTTTAACCTGGAATCCGGGCCCGTATTGGTTAATATTTGTAAGGGTCATATAACTTATTTACTATAACTAATTAAATCTTTAAATGTGGATTGAATCCAGTAATCAATATTCTTGATCAAATGCTTCAAACCATCCTCGTGATAATACTTAAGAAATTCTACAACGTCAAGTTCAGGTAACGGATACTCGATAAGAGCATCAAGAAATTCTTTTTCAATATCATCTAACATAGGATTATGCAAGTTCATAATCTTATAATTTTTTTCAAGTTGTTCTTGAGCATCTAATACTCGGGCATAAATGATATTTTCTTTAAGTTTAGCTTCGCTAATTGTAAAAATATCATCAAGGGTTAGAGTACGTTCTGTTAGCTCAGGAAACAATTTAAATAATTTTTTCTCACCTAAACCTTTTACACCAGCAACTTTATCGGAATTATCTCCCATAAGCACTTTATATAAGATAAAGTTTGAAGCTGAAAGATTAAATTTTTCAACTACTGTATCTGTTGTGTAATAATCCTTTTCAATAGGACGATATACAATAATATTTTCGTTTACGAGCTGAATAAAGTCCTTATCGCTGGAGACTATAAATACCTTTGAACCATAATCATCAGATAATTTAGTTGCTAAATGCGCTATAATATCGTCAGCCTCTGTTTTATCAAGTGATACGGTTTTAACAGGCAAGCACTGTAAATAATGGATTAAACGGACAATTTGGTCAATTTTAGCGGCATGCTCGTCGTCCAGATTTTCGAAAATATCCCAGTTTGTAATTCGAGTTAAATTACGATTAGATTTGTATTCGGGGAGAAGGTTCTTACGGTTAACCGTAGAACCAACTCCATCGAATACTACATAAACCGAAGTTGGATTAATTCGATTTACTAAAGTACCCAATGAGCGAAGAAATCCACCCAAACCCCCAACATGAACCCCGTCTTCATTGACAAAATTTAGCATTGCAAAGTTACGGAAAAATAGATTTAGTCCATCAATTAAAAGGACGCGATCATGCTTATTAAGGGATTCTGTGTCATTCTCCTCAACTACATTGTTTAGGAGTGATAGTAAATCTTTTGTATCCATTTATTCCGGTTCTTGAGTGTATATTTCTGCTGGCTCGAAGGTATCAACTTCCTCTACGATAGCAAAATCTCCTCCACCAAGAATTTTACTCCACTCTTTTGCGTGTGAGTCCTTATATTCTTTAAGGGCCTTATCAGTATCATCAATGAATCCATGAGGAGTCATGATAATTTTACCTTTTGTGGTAATACCATTGATGTGGTTTTTATCAATCTGGAGATTGGTGCGTTTAGCAAATTCTACTTGCTTACCATCCTTGATTGCTTTGATCTTGTTTGTACCAGCATTTGCGATATTACCAAAAGTGATTACAAAAGTAGCATCAAACCACATTGCAAAACCACCTTTGTTCATCAACTTTGGTTGACCCATAGGCATTTCTGGTTTTGCAGTCCAAACCTTGTTAATACAAACCAAAGTGTTAGTGTATTTTGAAGATTCTTTACGCGACAATGTAATTTTCTGGTTTACACCATTACCAAATTGGGTAGACATGGCTCCGGCATTCCATTCATTGTTGTTCTTTTTAGATGTAATAGATAACTCACAAGGTACAGAACCAATAGAGTCCCACAAGAACATCAAATCATAAGGTAGATTGCCTTTTTTCTGTTCATCAAGTAGATCCAAGATAAAAGCTGCTACATCCTCGATAGTGTGGATGGTTTCGCGGTCGGCATACAAGAAAAATCCTTTATAATCTAGGATCTCGCCAGTTTCTTCATCAACCATTTCCTGGATTTGCAAGCCCATTTGAGTAGCATGTTCCCAGTTCCATTTCATCTCAGTGATAATAAACACCGGTAGAATACCTGCTTTTTGAGCATTAACTGCTGCTTCAATAAGTGCAGTGGTTTTGCCTGTATCACTGTGACCTCGAAGAAGAACAATGTGACCGGTTGGAATACCGGGCACACTTGTTACTTCTTGAAACGCTGGTGAAAGCGGGACCCATTGTTGCGGTTTGAATTTTACAGAACCAGCAAGTCCTTTCTTCTCTTTAAATTTGTCAAGACTGAACCCAGCCTTAATCTCAGCAGACACTGCTGCTGAAAGTGATTCACTACGTTTCTTAGCCATGATTAGAAGGGCAGATCGTCAGATTCTTCTTCATCGAACAAACTATCAAACTTATCAAGCTTACTTTGCTTTACAGCAGCAGTTGAAGTGTTGATTGAATAGTTTGTTTTTGGGGCTTCTGCTACTTCTTTTTCATCATCGATAATTGAACCTTCTTCAGCTTCAGGACTCAACCAGTTTTGGAGAGCGATTTTCATCTCATCAAAGCTAAAGGGTTTAAACAACTCTTTGGGGTTTGGTTGGTTGTCTTTCCACAAACGAACTTGTTCAGCTTCACCCAATGGGCTATTCTTCATTGAAGGAGCAACTGTGGTTTTATTGTAAGGAGTACCAGTAGATTCTGGACCTACAGTAGTCAACTTAATATCACGACCTTCCATTACGTCAGTGTAATCACCAACTTCCTCGTCAACTGCCATTTGCAAGAACGTCTCGTAAATTTCTTTACCGAACTGCCACAAACGAACACCTTTGTCTTCTTCACCACGTACAATTACGGGGGCAAAGTAACGAGCTTTTGGTTCGATTTTTTTAGCCAACTTCCAGTTTTCCTTATCGTTGGTTTTTTTCAATTGAGCTGCGAACTCAACAATTGGGTCTTTTTCTCCCCAGTTGATAGGGGACACCATTACTGGTTTATCGATACCGTAGTGAAAGAAAATTTCACTAAAGGGCATTGATGGGTTGTACTTTGAAGGTACAACACGAATTGTCTGTTTGCCTACGGTAGGCTTCCAGAAGAGAGAGGCACGTTCGCCTCCACCTTTACCATTTGAGGTTTTTTGCATTGCGTTCAAACGCGACTTGATTGCATCTAAATCCATTTTTATAACTTATTTGATTAATAACTAAATGTACGAAACTGATTTTGGGTAGCCAAGTTAAAGTTCAATAATCTCGTGAATTTTGGTTCTTAGCTGCTTTAACTCGTTTTGTTGAGTTAGCAAAATGGTGTTTTTATAGTGTTGCCAGTCAATCTGGAAACGTGTATCTACCACCCCACCATTTAAGCTTTTAATAAGCTCGTTCAGGGCGTTAATTGTATAAAGTGTGTTTGATTCTTTTTTACGATGAACCAAAATCGTGTTTTCTGGGATGCTAGCTATGTTAGCCATCTCAATGTTGTACGTTAAAACATACTCATTGTTATTTTTAACCTCTAGTACAAATATCTTACTGTACATTACAGTATAACTCCTTTGAATAGAGTCTACCAAATCATTTACACCTTCTAATGTAGTAAATGTACAAAATAACTTATTATTCAAATCTGTGAAGTTTACGGGATTATCTACCCCATAAATATCATACGGAAGGTTTAAAGTCATAACTGGTTCCATGCGCAACTTTTATATTTAATTTATACTTTTTAAATACTTTTTGAATCTCTGTTAAAACTTCGCGCTCATCGTCACTCCAATCAAACAAAAACGAATCAAATGTATATAATATAAGTTTAGTTTTTTTATTTTTTAATATCTTGAATACTTCCCACAATATATTAACGTTATATGCTGTCTCCAAGTTTTGAATCAAATAATTTAATAGTTTTTGTGGGTTCATGTTTTCCAGCTTATCTCTATAAAACTTAAAACCGGATATAGGACATTCAATAAAACCCTGATGTTGAAATTCATCCCATAAATTTTCTACATATATTTTTACTTTACCAAAGAATTCAAGCTCTTGATATTTTGGTAAAATTCCTCCATATAGCTGTTGTAAAGTTAAGATTTTTGCATCTTTTCTATCCAACTTATAAACTTCTGCAAAGTGACTATAAATGTCCTCATTACCAAAATCATAATCAACCAACTTAGCCAACAAAGTAGGATGATAAGCGCTAATGTCGAGCTCAACAAGCGAAGAATTACGCGGGATAAAAGCTTTCCTACACCCGTTCTCTTTACTAAGTGCGGCATAATTTATTTTATTGTCC